GGTCACGTAGTAGTTGCTGCTGAACTTGCGCACAGTACCCAACAGTGTGCTGGTGCTTTGGATCTGATTCAACCAGTAGGCCATTAGTGTGTCAATGGTTATGCCCTGGCTGTTGTTGATCTGCTGCAAGAGATCTTGAACAGTGATGTTTTCACCGTTGCTTTGGAAATTTGCTGCAATTCTAAAAAGATTGTCTGTGAATGCAGCTGCAGCTTCTTTGCTGTCGGCGGTTTTTTCAAAATATCCCAAGGTATAATCATAGGTATCTTGATCTACACCGTATCCATAGATGCCGTCGTAGGCAGCATTAAACTGCTGATACACAGCACTGGTACGATCTTTCACATTGTCTGGGTTGTTCACTGAAGGCATATGAATATTTACCTTGTGTATTTTACCAAACTAAGGATTAGTTGCCGCCGCTGATTCTAGGTGTGTTGGTCTGCGGAACAGTATTGGTGTTATTGCCCTTGGGCGGTGTGGGAAAGAAAGTGCTTAGAGTTTTGTTGATGGCTGGTACTTGATTCCTTATCACAGTTTCAACACCTTGGCTCAGCACCTGAGTGCCAACCTGTGTTACTTCTTGCTTGGCTATGGATTTCAAACTCTTATCCTTGAATGTTTGATATGTGCGCACGCCTTGTAGCACAGCACCAATGGGATTGCCTGCGGCAAGATCATTGAGTATGCCTTGTCCTGCATCCAGTAATCCGCCTTTGCCTAATATTGTAGCATTGCCGCCGGGCCTAGTGATAGCGCTGGTCACCTGATCATAGTCAGAGGTCCTGCCAAAGAACGGCGGAGCGCCTGCTTTGGTGGCGCCGTTGAGTGCGCCAGAATAGTATTTGACCAACTCGTACTTGATGGTCATGGTATTCTGCATGGTTTCGCCGCCGGCAGCATAGTCATATGTGTCGTGGGCAAAATCTGTTATCACGGGATTGATCAATGTGTAAGCCGAATAGTTGTGTTGATTGAATCCAAAAATTGTTATATCGTTGAAAAAGTTAGTAGATGCGCCTGGCTGATTATTCACAGGTGAGCCGCGTCCTTCGCCTACCAAACCAAAGTCACCAATCTGGCGCTCGCCTGCATAGATGTCGTTGGAGTTATAACTAAATCCGGCAAATGTTGGATCTGACCCAGGACTGCCGTTGCTGGCAGGAATGCCATTGTAACTGTATTGGCTGTCTTTGATGTAGTACTGATAGTAGGCGTACCACATCTGACGAACTAGATCACTGTTGTCATCGTGGAAGGTTATCTGTACAGGATTATAATTGATCTTGGTATTGGCATAGCGTTTGCGATTGTACTGATTGAGTTCTTCTACCTGGAACTGATAACTGGGCAATTGCACACTCTTTACTGTTTTGCTGATAGTGGTATTGGCTTCGCCTAGCAGTTGTGTGATTCCTGGAATCTGACCGTTGATGTTGAACACACAATGGAATAGAAATTTGACCTTGGGCGCATAAGCAAATGCGTTGGGTACAAATGTTTTTGATGCGTGTTGATAGTCCTTGAGCTGAGGACCGGTGATCCCGCTCAAGAACCCTTTTATGAAGTCATTACCGAAGGCCATCAAGCCCTCCTAGATTAGCCGCCAGTTTGACCAGCGCCAGTTATAGAACCAAGAGCTCTACTGACTGCTCCGCCCAGTTGCTGACCAACGCCGCCGCCGGTGGTGGGGTCAACGCCTTGCAGCGCATTGTCAAATCTAATGCTCAGAGAAATAGTCACCGGCTCACTGGAACCATAGTTTAAATCGTTGTAGTTGGCACTGGCCAAATAGCAACCCAGCAAGTTCCATGTTTCTAGAACCACTGGCTCGAGAGCACCGTTACCGCCGTCTAGTATTTCGCACTGCATGGAAAACTTGTAGTTTACACCTGCTGTGGCACTGGCTTGCTCATAAAAATCTAATTGTTTCTGTAGTTGCTCACCAACTAATCTTGTGACAGAACCCGAAGCATCATCGCGAACGTTTAATGTTGTGGCTTCCCATGAATGTTTTCCAGGTAGATATACTGTGGAATTGTAAATGGGTATGGTCATTTCTTCAAATGACACACTGGGTCTAGCAAAGTCAATGACCTGCTTGGTTAATTCTGTTGTCGCTGTTGTAACACCAAAGCCGTAAAGTAGTACACGGAATCGGTACTTGAGCTTGGGCATCAACAGGCCTTGATTACCTTGACCTTCGATAGGTACTGTTAGGTTCTGCAAGCTCTGTACGGTCTGTGATGAAAGTGGCATTTCGATTTCTCCTGTTACTGTTATTTAGCCCTGGGTCCGGAAGCTAAAATAAGGGTTGCCCCTTATTTTATGCTCCTGCCGAGATCTCTCCTGTGTTCTTGACACGGATCGGTATGTAGATAAATTCAACTGTCTTAACTGGCTCAACAGCAATATCAACATACAGTTCGTTGCGATCCACACGCTCAGGTGTGTTGTTTGATTCATCGCACACTGCCAAGTAATCATAAAGACCGCGTTTTGCTACCAAATCATTCAACAGCGTTGTCACTGTGGCCAAGACCTGGCTGCGTGTAAATGCATCGTTGGGCTCAAACAAGTATGGCTGTACTGCTGTGGCCAACTGTGTACGCAGATAAACTATCAAACGTGCCACGTTCACACGGTTTAGTGCAGATCCTACATTGTAACGTGTCTTCTGACCATAAGCGGTAATACCTGTGCCAGGAATAAACGTGATAGGATTGATGGCGTTTTCATACAAGATGTCACGCAGGTCGCGGCCCATATTGGTTTGTGTAAACTCGCCTGTCTGTGCATTGATATAACCAATGCGTGCAGCGTTGTCTACCACACCACGACGTGTACCTGCCGGAGCAAACCATGGATAGCTGGCTTCGTCTGAACGTACATATGTACGCAACATCATATGGCTGGGTGGCTGTACCACGATAGTGCCATCGGTGTTGTTGGTCTGGCAAGAAGGATAGTATGTGGCCACATAAGGATCTCCTGTGGTTACATAATCTTCTGGCAGAACCTGTGCACCTGCCAAATCGTTGGTGGCATAGGTCTGCAGCGGCTGACTCAATGCAGGCAATCTCATGGGCGTGTCACCAATGATGAATGCTGTGTTGCTGCGATCATTGTTCAGCACCACCAAGTTCTGTATCAACTCTGGATACTGTGGGCAGGCCAACAAGTTGAATATGCGTGCATCTTCGCGAGCCTCTGAACTGACATCTATGGCAGCACGCAGAGCCTGTACAATCAAAGCACGCTGTGCTTTACGTCCGGCATACATAGCGCCGTTGTCACGCAAACCAGATGCTGTTACCCAGGTATATGAATATGTGGGCAAAGTCTCATCGGGATAGTTCTGTGCAGTAAAGTAGTTTGTGGTAAACTCCTTGACATTAAAGCCCGAACGACGCATATTCCACAGCAGGATACCTTCAGGATATAGATCAGGATCTGGAGCATCCAAGTCCAAGTAATCGCTGTTCAATAAACTTTGGATAGTAGGTACGGGATCATTCACAGGATCCACTGTGCCTGCGCTGGCCCAGCGTGCATCTGCAAACAAAATACCGTTCTGGCTGGTCTGATCTGAATTGTCGATCAACACCCACTGATAATCACCGGGAGCTACTTCTTCCCAGCGTTTTACGATAGGATAGTTATCTAGATCGCTGGTGTCAATCCACAACTGACCCACTTGATCTGTCAACTGAATTTCACTGCTATTGACTGTGATAGTTGTGGGTTCGGTAGGACTGATGATAGGACCTGTTTCGTTGAGTCCTGTGCTGAGGTTGTAACCACGGATGTCGGCTGTGACATTGTAGTAACCTTTCCACTGACCACCATCTTTGATCATGATGTCAACTTGATCAGCAGCCGAATAGTACCAGTATGTGCCGTTGTTGGGCAAACGATCAGGTGCTGTGGGCTGATAGTAAACTTCTGTGCCCAATGCCCAGGTGCTGCCATCAACCCAGTTACTGAGTTCAACAACATCACCATCACCGCCTAAACCAGTGCTGCCAAAATAGTTATTGGTCTTGGCGTTGACTGTTACAGTGGTTGCGGCACCATCATTGGGTACAAAACCTGCAATGCTAACTATCGAACTATTAGCGGCTCCGTCTTGCAACAAGATACTGCCGCCGTATTCATGTGACAGTACAATGTATCCTTGTGTATTGACTTCTGCTGTGACGCCGTCAAGGTTGGAACTGAGCACTGCTGTTACAAAGTCCTCAGCACTATAAGTTCCACCTACAGTACACAGCACCGGAGTAGCATATGCGCTGGATCCTTTGACGCTGGCACTGATATAGAAAGTCTTGTTTGTAGAACTGCTGAAATCAGGATCAGCTTCTACGCCTTGTGCATTGGTAGCACCTGCGGCATAACGCTCAAACAACTGCATACCAACCAAACCATTGGTTACACTATTGGTAGTTGTGTTCACAGTGAATACATTGGTGTCTGCCATGGGATGGATTTGGGCATAGGTTGCACCAGCAGCAATATTTTTACCACCGCCTGCAGGATCCAACGCATTATTAACAGCCGCATCACTGATGTACAAAGGACAAGCCTGCTGTACAAACTGTAATAGTGTAGTGCTCCACTTGCTGACATTTAACAGTGTTCCATTGTTAACTGCTGTGGTCTTGTTCCAGATAGATCCCGAAGGACGCTGTGTGGTTAAAGTACTGGTCCAACGCGGAGGATTGGTGTGCGGTCCTGCTAATGTGATAGGTACATTATAGGTACCGGCAGTGATGCCTAGCAAACTCAGCATACTGGAATCTCCGCTTAACACGATAGTACCGTAGGCCCCGCCCGAAGGTTGTGCAGTATATCCACCATAGATATTGAGCCTGTTGTTGACCACTCCGGCCGAGATACCTGTGATACTGGCTGTATTAATGGCAGCTGCCAAAGTAGATATGGTAGCACCTTGTGCATTGGGTGTCCAAATAGAGTTAGGATTACCTACTACTACTCCGCCATCGGCACCTACGATGACCGCAGTGCTGGCTGTGTATCCGCCTGTGATGGCTGTCACGCTGGTCAATCCTGATGCGGTGCCTGCAGTCCAGGTGCTGCCGTTGGTAGAAACATAAACTTCTCCTGATGCTGCCAAGGCCACAAACTGTCCACTGGCATAGGTTACGTCAACCAAGTTTTTAGATGTTGGGATTACACTGGATGTGTTGACCTGGCTCCAGGCCGCAACGTTGCTGGCACCTACGGTATTGAGCAATACTGTACCGCTGGCACCCACTACCACTGTGGTGCCGCCGTTGTAAGCCGCAGCATTCAGTGTGTTGCTTGTCAAACTCACGTTGGATATGTTAGAAACCGTGCCCCAGGCATCCGAGGTCCATAACATGGTTCCATTGGTACCCACTGCTATATGTGTGGCCGAGGCATTCAGTACTG